ATCCAGAAAGGGCGACTCTTCTGCTATGTATGGCATAGCCGAGAGGCGCATCAGAATACGCTGTCGGTCACGTCGCTGGCTATGCTGATTAGTGCGGTAGAGGCTACCGTGTAACGTGATCACTCCCCACGGCTAAAGCCGGGGGCTTCTACAACTTCATCTGGCAAGCCAGCGTTGACGCTTTGTAATCCCAAAGCGAGAATGTTAATAGCGGCGTTGTGGTCACGATCTAGCACCAAGCCGCAATGAGGACAATCGTGGATACGAACAGACAGGTCTTTTGGGACAATAGCCGAACAACGCGAGCATTTCTTGCTCGTGTTGCGTGGGTCAACTTGCAAGAACAGTCTACCAGCATCTGCCGCTTTATAGGCTGTGAACTGCGCGAGTTGATTCCAGGCAACATCAGCAATACTCTTGTTGAGCTTATGCCCAAAGACTTGTTTGTTTTGCGAAGTCATATCAAGGATGTCAAGCTTTTCAAAGACAACCACACCAAAGCGATTCACCAACTGGTGCGAAACCTGATGCGCAAAGTTAGTCCGTTTGTTGGCTATACGGCTATAGATTCGACTGACGATCAAGCGCTTCTTCGTTCGCCCAGGAGTACCTTTGGCGTGCTTTTCCATGCGTCGTTGGGCTTTTGCCAGGGCATCTTGCTCTCGCTTGAAGAAACGAGGGTTTGCAATCTTCTCACCTGTACTGAGGGTAGCGAAGTGTTGCAACCCAACATCGACGCCGACGCACAGCGGTTCGGCTGGCAGTGGGATAGCTTCACACTCACAGGAGAAGGTGACAAACCACTTCCCTGCACTATCACGCCGAACACAGACAGTCTTAGGCTTGCCGCACAACTCCCGATGCAGCTTGATTTTGATGTTCCCAATCTTGGAGAGAATCAAACTATTGCCGTCAAGCCGACAGCCATTCCCGTACTGCGGGTAGGTCATACTATCGTAGCGACCATAGCCCTTGAAGCGGGGATAGCCAGGGTCTTCGCCAGCCTTGACACGTCGAAAGAAGCCTTGATAGGCAAGCTCGACGCGGGTCGATACATTCTGCAAAACCTGCGAATGAACATTCTTAAGCGCTGGCTTCTCAAGCTTCCAGCCAGGAATCATCTTGATCGTATCGTAGTGGCCGACCGACTTCCCCTCAGTCTCGAAGGCTGTCTTTCGGGTCTCCAACGTCTTGTTATAAAGCCAACGACAAAGTTCCAACTGTCTTTCGAGTTGGGTAGTCTGAGCTTTCGTCGGATAGATACGATATTTGTACGTTTTCATATGCCAAGTATAGCATTTTTATACAGATTAGTCAAATCGTAATTTCTATATAAAATCAAAAGTGTACTCGACTTGGAGCGATCTCCTGGTTGAGTACAACCAGCGCCCTTATATCCCCATGTCTGAAGCCAGGGGTCTTACGGGCGGAAAGCAGATAATGGGTTGCCGCCTCTTGACAACCAAAACAACATTTGCGATAATACTACAAATAAGATATTTTGTTGCGCCAGGTGCGTAGGTTGCCATAGAGTGACTGCGTACCTGGCTTTTTTGTGGATTTTTTCGACGGACAATTGATTTTCGTCAGTCGGTGGAGTGCTATAGATGCGTGATCTGGCTGAACAACTGAAAGCCGGCTGCGGGCCGGTGGTGTTGCTGATTATCATTGCAGCGGGAGTTGCGATTAAATGCCTGTAGCCTCATTTGTACCGAGTCGAATACATTTAGACTATCCAGAGTGGCAAGCGCCGCTTATTGGCAACGTCGGCCAGGTGTGGGCGTATGATGGCACTGGCTATGTGCCTACGTCATTTCTGCTATCCTCTGCTGTGTCTGTCTACGGGCTGACGCTGGCGAGTGCTGCTGATGCGGCGGCGGCGCGTACGGCATTGGCGCTGGGCACGGCGGCAACGCTGAACGTTGGCACAAGCGCCAATCAAGTTGTGCAGCTTGACGGCTCGTCACGGTTGCCAGCGGTGGATGGTTCGCAACTGACGGGAATCACGGTAGCCGCGGCGGGTAGCAACACGCAGGTGATTTACAATGCGTCCGGGGTGTATGCGGGGGATGCGGGGCTGACCTACAACGCAAGCACGGACAGGCTGACGGTGGTTGGTGGACTGGTTACGGGGGACTGGTCGCCACCGAGTGACAGCACAACAGCGGTGTCGATTTGGAACGCGGCGCGGACAACGCGGGTCGTGACGGTGGACACGACGAATGGTTTAACAAAATTTCTGTACATGGGTGGTACAGGTGACGGGATCTCCATCAAAAAAAATCACCCGAATACAGGTGGCTATTCAATTTGTGAAATATCAGGCACCTCTGCGTCGTGGACATCGGGGATGGGTCTAGCATTTTACAACCACGGCACGCCTGCGATAGTTACAAGCGCAGAGTTTAGAATGCTTGGCACACTGACAGCCGCATCACCTGTATTTGGTTCCACCAATGCATTTGCCGCCGCTGACTCATTGCGTGTCGGTGTTGCTTCGGCGGGCAATATGCATCTGTATACGATGAAATATGCGTCGTCGCCATATCCCAATTTAAATATATCTGCGCCAGCGATTTATTTTCGCACAAAGGCGGGCGCAAGTTGGGCAGACGGGAGTTCAAACGCACTATATGGCACGCTACGCGTGACTATGGATGATACGGGAGTGGACATAGTTGGACTGATGCGTGCTGACTCGTTGCGCCTGGACGTAACACCAACTAGCGAGACAATCACGCCGACACACACCATTACAATTTCGCTAAATGGCACGAATTACAAAATACCCTGCGTGGCAGCATAGGAGGCACATGAGCATACAGATCACCGACTTTCCTTCAGAATTTCTGGCGCTAGGCTATATCCAAGCCCGCAATGCGCCGCGTGACACCATCAGATATGGGGTGCGGCCAAACGCCATCAAGTGCATGGCGGAATACGGACGGCTACTAGTCGCGCTGCGAGGTGGCGACGTAGAAGCCGGCATACCTGACATGAGCGGCATGGCGACCCACCACGCCAACGCAGTGGCACCGGTTACGCCGTTCGTGGATTTGATGCAGGCGGCGATGCATATCCTAATTGACACGCCAGCACTGATTAACCAACTGGCTTTGCTGCAAGGCGAGACGGTCGCGCCGATGGGCGAGGAGATTACCGATCAAGTTGACCCGACCGAGTACGGCGCGCTGCTGCTGTCAATGGTGGCGGCTGTGCAGACGGTAGGAGCGCTAATGCAAGGAGGTGGGGAGTAATGGAAGAACAAACACAGGTGGAAGCAACGCGAGCCAAGACACCGGAACAGTTATTCGTTGAATTTCTCCAGCAACATGGCCTAGTTGCGGAGGCTTACGCCGTGGCGCCAACCGGAGACGCCATCAACGCACGGGCCTATTTACCGGCTGGGTGGCGATTGCTTGTGAATGTAGTTGAGGCAAAGAAGAATGGCGTATAACGTTGTCATCGCCGCCGACTTTGGCGCCGCTAATACCGGCCTGACCGTACACGGCAAGCTGTTCGGCACGAACGGCAGCCAGGTAGGCAGTACCGTCACCACCGGCTTTACTGAAGCTGTCAGCGGGCTGTATGTGTACGTGCTTGCAGCGCCTGATGGCCAGGAAGGCGTATTTGTCGCCTACGACAGCAGCAATGCGGCATTGCGGCGGGTGGCTGTGATTGCGCCACGGGAGACGGAAAATAACGATGTCAAAACGTCAACCCGCGGCACCTCCACATTGACAACCGGCGACATTGACAGCCGCCTAGCTGCCTACGACGCACCGACAAAGGCGGAGTTGGATAGCGCCGTGGCACCGCTGGCCACACAAACAAGTGTCGATACACTGGCCGGTTACATTGACACCGAGGTGGCGACTATCCTTGCAGCGGTAGACACTGAGATCGCCGCTATCAAGGCCAAAACCGACAACCTACCGGCATCGCCAGCGGCAACCACAGACATACCTGGCACGGCGGCCATTGCTACCGCTATCTTTGCCGTTGCCGTTGAGACCGGCCACGACTTGACCACGGTGTTACGCTCCATCTATGCCGCCGTTCGGGGCAAGTCGATTACGGATGATCCAGAGGCGCCGACATACTTTGAATATCTGGCACCAGACAATTCGACTGTGCGACTACGGCATGACATCTCCGAGGATGGCACAACTAGGAGCGTGACCGTTGGATAGAGCGAGGCGTATTTGGCATCGGGGTTGGTTGCGGAAAGCCATATCCGTATTCTCATTCGGCTATTTTCCGTTGACCGATGGCAGGGTGGCCTATGTAGTAACTGCGGATGTGGAGTGCCGGTTCGTTAGTCTAATGGATGCGGCGGTTGGCTTCGCTGTTGACGCCAGTGCAGAATTGCGAAGCATTGTGACAGACGACGTGGATGCTCGATTCTTGGCAACCGCCAAGAGCGTTGGAATCCGAATTGACACGGGCATAGTCGATGTGGGGTTGTGATGAGTTGGCAAAATATCCATGTAGATGATTATGGATGGACCGGCAGACTGCGACTTGTGCAAGATAAGCAAGTCCAGAATATCAGTAGTTTCACGACCCGCCAGTTTATTTTCAAGCCACCCACGGGCGCCGTGAAGGTAAAAACAGCAGCCTTTGATACCGATGGCGCAAATGGGATCTTGAAATACGTGATTGAGTCTGGGGTGCTCGATCAAGTCGGTGAGTGGAAAGTGCAGGCGCGCGTCGCCAAGTCAGGCGCCGAGATCACTAGCGACGAAATCACCTTTACCGTAAATTCCAGGCTTGACACAGCATAGGAGAGGCTACGCTGCCGGAGAAAAGAGCGGCAGACGGGGTGGTAGACGCTGCTAACCCCCAGCCAACACAAGCAAAATTTAGCGTAGACTTAGATTCTGCTTGACAACGACTAAAACATTCTTTATAATATTATAAATAAATTATTTTAATTGTGATGCGCCCTGTGCGCAGCGGCCTCTTCCGAGGACACACCGCTGTACACAGGGCGCTTTTTGTTTTGCGGAGAAATCAGCATGTCCCTACCAGTTGTAAAGCAAGGCGAGGAATTAAACGCTTGGCTACAACGCGCTGTACCTACTCTGGTAGAGCAGCACCAAATGAACACACAGGTAGCCAGCAAATTAGCAAAGCAGGCATGGGAGCAGATAAACGGCGGTCAAGACCTGTTATCCCAGATGACCGGCGCCGATCAACCGACCTTTCAGGACCAAGAGTCTTGGGGGGATAACGTCGTGCAAAGCGATGAATGGCCTGGTGCCAACCCTGACGGGGAAGACCCCAACGCAGCGTGGCCCGATCCATTCAGTCAAGACGACTGGGATCAGTTGATGCGGGATGAGGGGAAAGACCCCGCCGCCGCTTCTACCGACCCACAGGCGGCGGCCTCCGCAGACCCGCAAGCAGCCCAGTCACCCAACCTGATGACCCCGAATCCGATGGTCCCATCGCCTATGCAGCCACCTAGCGTAGCTGATGGGGTAGCCGTCCTGCTCGACACGTTGAAGCAGGTCACAGCCCTGGTTGAGGGTCTACAGGGGATTACCAAGCTTGTCGGCGGCATAGCGCAGGCAGCGCCATCTCCGGAGCAAGGCGCAGATCAACCCAAGGATGCACCAGCGGACGGACAGCCGGCGCAAGATGGCCAGCCGGAAAACAAGAAGCCTGCGGATAGGCAGCCAGCCGATCAAGCACAGACGGATGGAAAACCGGGTGAACAGGCGAAGCAGACCGATAAGCCTACTGAGAAACCGGCAGACAATCAGCCCGTTGATGCGCAGGCGACTGGAGATCAAGCGCCGGCCGATCCAACCCAAGAAGATCCCAAGAAAAAGAAGCCGAATCCCTTTGCCAAGAGCTTTTTGGCCTTGGGCGATGTGCCGACTGAAGGCTATGCCATCCCAGTCGCCGCCGACCGCACACGGGAACTGCCGGCTGAACTGGTATCGACCAAGGCGGTGTCTGACTTCATTGCGCAGAATGCTGACCTCTGGAAAGACGACACCTATCTCGGCGGCAAGGTCGATGATGCCACCGGAAAAGTCTCATTTGGCGTGTTTCGCCACGTTCCCGACGCTCACAAAGCTGCGCAGGTCTGCACCCAGTTGGGGGTGGACGCCTACTACAGCCTGCAAACGGGTGAGCAAATCGCTATCCCGGTGACGCAGGGTAACACATGGCTAAAGTCTACCGGCTTCGCTGGCCCCAACTTTATCAAGAAACTAGGCGACTACCGTGACCCTGGCAGCTTGGCTGCGAAAGCCCTGGACGGTGACCGCTTTGGCGGCTATCTCTGCCTCTGGGGGGATGAGTCTACCAAGGATTTAGTGGGTGAGTTCTTTACCCCTAAGACGGCTGAACTGACATCGGTCTTCGATGTCTTGGGCCACCTGCCGGCGATTTATCACCATGCCGGCGATGACACGATCAAGAGTGCGGTCATCGGTCTAATCGACACGATGGAACAGGACGAATCGGGTATGTGGGTGGAAGCGCAAGCCCAACTAGCCAAGGCGTACAAACAGTACATCAAACCCCTGATTGATCAGTCTGCGCTCGGCTGGTCCTCAGGCGCATTACCCAGAGCGCGCAAGGTGGCCAAGAGCGGGGAAGTTGTCCGCTGGCCGGTTATAGAAGGTTCTCTCACGCCCACGCCTTTTGAGTGGCGCATGAGCGTGGATTGGCCGGTAGAACGCATCGCAAAGGCTTACGAGCTGGCCGGGCTATCTACCGATATATTGACACAGATGAAAGGGAAATCACGATGAATCTGCAAGAATTGATCGCCCGGCGCGATGGTTATAAGGAACAGGCGACGACCGCCTTTCTCGCCGGCAAGAATGAGGAAGGGAACCGCCTGCTTGGCTTGGCGGAAAAGGCCACCGAGTCGATTGAAGGGGCTACCAAAGCGGTAAATCTCAAGCCCCTACGTGCGCCCGGTCAGGCCGCCGCCGATGGCGGTAGTTTTATGCCTATCGGTGGTCAGCCGCAAGCCGGCAATGACGGCGCCACCAAAGCCGCTCAAATGCAGCAATCCGCCTACGTGGCGCGATTTGGGGACATGGATGAAGCGGTAAAGTCCATCCTCACCGACTTACACGGCGGGGATTACGCCGGCAAGTTTTACGCCCAGAAAGCCGCCTTTAACAAGTTCCTGCGCAAGGGTGAGTTTGCCCTGGAGCGCCCGGAGTTCGACTTGCTGAAGCAAATCATCCTGACCCCCGGCGTGGTCAAGAGCGCCCTGATCAACGGCTTCGACAGCGTGGAATCGACGAAGGCGACGATGGGCGAAAGCATTGACAGCCTTGGTGGCTTTGCGGCGCCGGTAGATTTCCAAACCCGTGTGATCGAACGCATCCAAGGCTTGGCCGTTGTCCGCAGCCGCGCCGCCGTGGATACCACCAGCCGCGACCGGGTCGAATATCCGGTGATCAAAGGTGGCGACAGCCGCTACACCTCTGCCGTCCGCACCTCCTGGACTTCGGAAGTGAATCTGGCCGATATCACCACGAACTTGACGCTTGGCTCTGAGGTCATCCCGGTGCATACCATGATGGCTGAAGCCTGGTTGAGCCGCAACAGCGTCGAGGATGCTGCCTTCAACATTGAAGAGCACCTGACCCGGCGCATCGGTGAATCCGCCGCCTTGGAAGAGAATGAGAAGTTCCTCATCGGTACCGGCGCTGGCGCTCCCCAGGGGATTCTCCCTGGTGGCAGCAACGGCTTGAGCCTGAGCCGTGTCTTTAGTGGTTCCACGACTGGTGTTACCTGGGATCAGATTCTGGCCCTCTACTACGGGGTGGCTTCGCAATACCGCGCCAATGCGGTCTGGTTGATGGAAGGCGCAACGGCGCTGGCCATCAGCCAACTCAAGGATAGCAACTTTGGCTATCTCTGGCAGCCGTTCCAATATCAGGGCGGCACGATGGGGCCGGAACCCATGCTGCGCGGCAAGGCGGTGCTGGAAGATGAGGCCATGCCAAGCATCGCCAACGGCGCCTATCCCATTGTCTTTGGCGACATGAGCGGCTACCAGATCATTGACCGGGTTGGCATGACCATCGAGCGCTACCTGGATAGCGCCCCGGCTCGGAAGAACGCCATTGTGTACGTCATGCGTCGGCGTGTGGGTGGTCAGGTGATCGAGCCTTGGCGCTTTAGCGTCATGCAGTGCGCCACCTCCTAAGGTAGCCGGGATTATCAAGAACGTTTCCTGTATTTGCAGGTGAAAGGATAGCGCAATGCGCACTTTGACTGAGAATTATGTGATTGATGCCGTCAGTCCGCAGTTGGTGGACAACGCCGCGCTCGGCAGTGGCTGGATTTTGATGGATGCCACGGAGCCGGTGCTCTTCCTGCTTCGGGTGGGGGCCACGGATACGACCGTTGACGCCAAGATCCAGCAGGCGACTGCCAGCGATGGCACGGGGGCCAAGGATCTGACCGGCGCGGCGATTACGCAAATCAGCGCCACCGGTGACAACCGGCACGTTTCTATCGAGGTCGAACCCGCCCGCATGGACATCAAGAACGGCTTTGTCTATGCCCAAATGCTGGCAACGGCCGGGGATGGCTCGCTTGGCGCGAATTTGACGATGGTCACCATGAAGCGCGCCCGGCACAACCCGCCCAGCCAGCCGGCGGCATTCGCCCAGCAGATCAAGGTTGCCGTGGAATCTGCCACTTCCTAAGAAAGCGCGTACATATCCTGTACGTAGTTGGGGGGAACTATGCTGATTGCACCGCCACCCTTGCGCAGTGAGGGAAAGAAGCGACAAGATCCTGCGTCCCCTGCACCGATGGGGGTAGAGGTAGAGGTCTTGTCGCCGGGGATTTACAACGGGCCGGATCACAAGAGCCTGGGACAGCAGCCGACAGGGGCGATGATCATGATCGCTTCCGGCGGCTATTCCAGCTACCTGATTGAGCAAGGCTATGTGCGGCCGGTTGTGCATAACGAAGGGGACAATCTGGCCCTGGGTGACTTGATCAAGGCAGCGCTCGTCGAGGTGGCCAAAGAAAAATTAGCCCAGACGCCAGAGCCAGTCACGCCAGATCCGGAACCACAACCGGCACCTGAGATCGTGCTACACCCCGTCATTGATGACCCAGAGCGGCCCTGGCTGTTCTGGTGTGCGCTTGGGATTGCGGAAAGTGTCGCCCTCAATCTCTGGAACGCCGGCTTCATCAGCGCCAGTCGTACCTTGGAGTTGGGGGAAGTGGCCCTTCTCTCGGTGACGGGGATCGGTCGGGTGCGGGCTAAACAGGTGTTGGCCTGGTCTGAGGCAAATGCATGAGCAACTATTGCACGTCCAGTGAGATCCGGGATTTAGCCGACGATCAAGAGTTAAGCGCTGCCGTCCTGGGATTGATTATCCCAGCCGTCAGCCGAGCCATTGATCGCCACTGCCGCCGCCGTTTCTATGCGACAACGGCGGCCAAGCCCCACGACTATGACATCGACAGGCCTGGCACGATCCGGCTGATTGATGAACTGCTGTCACTAGCGAGTGTCACGACAAGCGCCGGGGATAGCTTCACCGCCTCTGACTTCTTGCTGGAGCCGGTCACGGCGCCCTACGCCCGGCTGATTCTCAAGCCGAATCGGGTGATCTCCTATGAGGATACACCCAAACAGGCCGTCACCGTGACCGGCTCATGGGGCTACAGTGCGACAGTGCCGGAAGAGGTCGCTATCGTTGCCAAGCTCTGGACGCTCATGCTCTACCGCAAGATGGACCTGATCGGCGTGGATACGGCGCGTATCGCCGGCGTCAGCCTGCAAATTCCGACCCTGACCGATAAGCTACCGGAAGAGTTAGTCGGCTGGCTCAAGCCATTGGTAAAACACCGGATCGGAGCCGTCTAATGCTCATCGGTGTACGCACGGTTCGCTCCATGTTCAGAGCGGCGCATCGGGTGGCAGGGAGACCAACACTGTCGATCATTCCACCGGTGAGCGAATGGGTATTGCCTACGGGTGTTACTTACGACGCCTACCGGGATAAGTTTATCAATGGGTCCGGTGTGCCGGTAGCCGTCGATTGGGCTGACCAGGCGGTTACGGTAGCGGACTATCTGCCGGACCGGGCGATGACGGGCCTGACCTTTGGCATGGCCGGCGTCACGACGGATGACACGACGAACGTGGCCCTGTTGTGGGATGAGGAGACAGAAGGGGCGCTGCGTGCGGCCTGGGGCATCGCCATCGACGGCGTACTCTACCGGGTAAGCAATGTAGATCGGGCGCCGCAAGGCGTAACGCCGGCCTATCTGCTCCAGGTGGCATTGAAACGGGGAGTGCTTGAACAATGATCACTGCCACCCTGTTCCGTGACTACCTGGACTATCTCAAGGATGCTGCAACCGATGCGGGGATCACGGTGACGGTCATGTTGGGGTACCCCGAAGAAGGACGTCCGATGCCTTCTTTGCCGGTGCTGGCCTTAGCCTTTGCCGGCGACGCTTACCAAAGGAACGGGCAAAACATTCGCCTGGGGGAAACCCGGCCGCATGGTGCTGAGGTGACCGCTACCCTGATGCTTATTGCGGAAGAGGAATACCAGTTGCTGCAACTGGTTGACTTCCTGCGAGGCATCAAAGAGGCGGCGCTGGGGTTGGTGGTAGGGAGTGACACCTTTACCATCAACTACGAAGGAACCCGGCGCACGCCCTTTGGGATGTCGGATCTATTGCATCACGCCGCCGAAACTGCGGTTTCGTTTCGGAAGCAAGTGAAGTGAGCTACAGCGGCCCTCCCCGCTGTTCTCGATACCCTCCTCCATCGGAACCCATCCCTGCTTCGGTAGGGATGGGACTGGAGGATAACGGAGGAACGGATGGCAGACGGCTTTAAGAACATCAAAGACTGGCAGCAGGCTTTTAGCCGGGTACGGGTGCAGATCGGGGAAGGTAGCAAAAAGGCGGTAGAGGAAGCGGCGCTGTATGCACGGGATAAGATGCGGGAACGCGTTCCGCCCGGCGCTACCACCAGCAACTTTCCCGGCTATGCGGCTACCGGCCAACTCAAGAATGCGGTTGTATCCAGTTCGGCCCGGCAACTGGGCAAAGAGTACGTAGCCCGTGTGGGCCTTAGCCAGAGCGCCCCCCGCATCGTGCATATCAAAGCGTTTGTACATGAATACGGCATGGTCATCCGGGCTAAGAACGGGCCGTACCTCATCTTCAAGGTACAGGGGCAATGGGTATCAGTCCCGCAGGTAACGATACGCCCCAAGCATTTTGTCGCCTACGGATGGCGAGATGCGCGTGAGCGATTTACGGAATTGATTTTCGATAGATTAAGCCGCAACTGGCGGCGATAGGAGTAAGGCACAATGGCATCACCAACGACAGTCCCAGCCTTTGAAATCCAGGAGGGGCAAGTCTTCATCGTCAAGAAAGGTACGACCGTGATCGGGCAGGCGACGCGGATTAACCCGCAAAGCACCGCCCAAACCCGTAAGATCGCCCGGCTGGGTGACACCTCCAAAAAGGTGTCCTACCAACCGACGGAACACTCGGTCAGCCTGGAATTGTATAGCGAGTCTGAC